CCCCAAAACCCCAAAACCCCAAAACCCCAAAACCCCTTAATTCTTTATAGGAGTGAGATATCATCAGAGTGAAATTTGATCTTAAGCAACCTATAAAATGAGCGGGGAAGATAAAGAAATAATTGAGATGGAAGAAGATATAGAGAAGATATACCAAAAGAAGACACTCTTAGAGCAAATACTGCTAAGACCAGACACATACATAGGCAGTGTGGAAAACTTCCAACAATTCTTGTGGGTATACGACAAACAACAAGATGCTATCATATACAAAAGAATACAATATGTCCCTGGTCTCTTCAAAATATTCGGTAACTCTATTAAATAATGTAGATGAGATATTGGTGAATGCATCAGATAATTATCAGAGGGATCACTCAATGAACTTATTGAAAGTAGAGGTAAATCAAGAGGAGGGAAAAGTTTCAGTATGGAATAATGGGAAAGGAATACCATGTGTAATACATAAAGAACATGGAGTATATGTACCTGAATTAATATTTGGGAATTTACTTACGAGTAGTAATTATAATGATACAGAGAAAAAAGTTACAGGAGGACGTAATGGTTATGGTGCTAAGTTGGCTAATATTTTTTCAACGAAGTTTATTGTAGAAGCAGCAGATGAGAAGAATGGGAAGTTGTTTGTACAGGAGTATAGTGAGAATATGTCAAAGAAGAGTGAAGCTAAGGTTAGTAAATATAAAGGTAAGGATTATACTTGTATTACATTCTATCCTGACTTGAAGTTATTTGGAATGGATAAACTTGATGATGATATGATCTCCTTAATTTACAAAAGAGTGCATGATATAGCTGGAATTACTCCTGACACTGTTAAAGTATTTCTCAATGGAGAGAGATTGAAGGTGAAGAGTTTTTCAGAGTATGTGGACTTTTATTTAAAGTCATTCAAAAAGAAATCAGAGGAAGATGAAGGAACAGAGTTACCTAAATTATTTGAACATATAAATAATCGTTGGGAATTCTGTGTTTCAATGAGCGATGGACAATTCCAACAAGTAAGTTTTGTAAATGGCATTTGCACAATCAAAGGGGGTACTCATGTAAATGCTGTAACAGATCAGGTAGTAGATGCTATTACGGCACACATTCAAAAGAAACACAAACTAACATTGAAACCACATCATGTTAAAGCAAGCTTATGGGTCTTTGTTAATGCTTTAATAGAGAATCCTACATTTGATTCACAGACGAAAGAAACTTTAACATTGAAACCTTCAGCATTTGGTTCAGAGTTTAAAGTATCTGATGGATTTATTAAAAAAGTACTTGGATGTGGCATAATAGAAACATTGGTTGCTGTAGCACAAGCTAAAGATAAAGCTAATATGGCAAAACAATTAAAAGGGAAGAAGAGAGGAAGGCTATTGGGGATAGAAAAGTTAGAAGATGCGAATTGGGCGGGAACAAAGAAATCGAGTGAGTGTTTTTTGATAGTGACAGAAGGTGATTCAGCAAAAGGATTAGCAATGAATGGAGTTGAAGTATTAGGAAGAGATAGATATGGAGTGTTTCCTCTTCGTGGTAAAATGCTTAATGTAAGAGATGCTAAGAACACTCAAGTCAAAGAAAATAAAGAAATCAATGATCTAATTCAAATATTTGGTCTTCAGTTTGGTGCAACTTATGAGGATGTTAACTCTCTAAGATATGGAGGAATAGTAATAATGACTGATCAAGATGTAGATGGTTCTCATATTAAAGGACTGGTTATAAACTTCTTTCAGGCATTTTGGCCTTCATTGTTTAAGTTACCTAATTTCTTGACGCAGTTTATTACTCCAATAATTAAGGCAACAAAAGGTAAACAGATTCATCAATTCTTTACTCTCCCGGAATATGAAGAATGGGCTAAGGATAAGAATTTGTCAGGGTATAGAATAAAGTATTATAAAGGTTTGGGAACAAGTACTCCTGAAGAAGCTAAGGAATACTTCAGATCCATTGACAAACACAAACTCTTCTTTGAATATGTAGATGAAGAAGATGATGAAGCAATTGTGATGGCATTTGGTAAGAAGAATGCAGAGAAGCGTAAGGATTGGATTAATAGTTTTCAGGAAGGGACTTACATGGACTACAATAAGAAGTTAGTACGCTATAAAGAATTTGTTGATAAAGAACTTATTCAATTTTCAATGTACGACAATATGCGTTCTATACCTTCTGTATGTGATGGATTAAAACCAGGTCAAAGAAAAATTCTCTATGCATGCTTTAAACGCAACCTCAAAACAGAGATTAAGGTAGCACAATTATCAGGTTATGTTTCGGAACATAGTGCATATCATCATGGTGAAACTTCACTTGCTTCAACAATTGTAGGAATGGCTCAAGACTTTGTAGGTTCAAATAATATTAATCTATTACTACCTATAGGTCAATTTGGTACAAGACATATGGGAGGTAAAGAAGCTGCAAGTGCACGTTACATTTATACAAGCTTATCAAAACTAGCAAGAGTAATATTTAGACCAGAAGATGATGCAATAATGAAATACCAAATAGAAGAAGGGCAAAGAATAGAACCTGAATGGTATTTACCTATAATACCAATGATATTAGTAAACGGTGCAGAAGGTATAGGAACAGGATGGAGAACAACGATACCTAATTATAATCCAAGAGAGATTGTAGCTAATTTGTATAAGAAGATGAAAGGAGAAGAGTTTAGTAGAATGTGTCCTTGGTTCAAAAATTATACAGGGAGGATAGAACCCAATGAGTCAAAGAAGGAGGGAGGATTTATTTGTTATGGGTCAATTGAAGTGAAAGATGAAGAGACTGTTACTATTACTGAATTGCCTATATGGAAATGGACTAGAGAGTATAAAACTTTCCTTGAAGAATGCTTTGAAGGAGCCTTAAAAGATAAAGAACCAAAGGAAAAGAAAGGGAAGAGTAAGGAAGCTAAGAAGAAGAAGAAAGGAAGGAATGGGCAAGTAAAGAAGGAAGAGGAAAAGAGTACAAAGATAAGGCCAGAGAATGATTTAATACTAGAAGATATAAAGGAATATCATATAGGCAATAGAATTCATTTTGAAGTTAAGGGAAAGAAAGAGTCATTAGAGAAGATAGTTAATGAAGGTACACTATTTAAGGCATTTAAGTTGACTACTACTCTTCCAATAACCCAATATGTTTGCTTTGATCACAAATCTAAACTTAAACGATACACTGACGAACTAGAAATCATGGAAGAGTTCTATGAGCTCCGACTTCAATTCTATGAAAAGAGGAAGGTGCATTTGTTGACAGAGATGAGACGTGAGCTAGGAATAGTAGATAACAAGGTGCGTTTTATATTGGGTGTAATCAATGAAGAAATAATAGTAAGAAAGCAGAAGAAGAAAGTACTAGTAAAGATACTATTTGATATGAAGTTTGTACCATACTCACACTTTAAGAAGAAAACAGAAGCTGAACAATTAGAAATGATGTTGATAGTGCAAAATGAAGAGGGAGAGAAACCTGAACCCGAAGATGATAGTGGTTTACCTGTACCTGCCAAAGAATATGATTACTTACTATCAATGCCTTTGTGGTCCTTAACTTATGAAAGAGTGGAAGAATTACTAGCAAAGAAAAGAGATAAAGAATTAGAGATTGAAATATTAGATAAGACAAAAGTGAAGGAGATGTGGAGTAAGGATTTGGAGGAGCTGATAAAGACTTTGGATGAAGTAGAGCAGGAAGAGGAGAAAAAAGCATTGAAGGAAGCTCAGAATATGGTTAAAGGTAATGAAAAGACTAAGAAGCCAAGGAAAAAGAAAGAGCATACTAAGAATGCTAAGAAGGTTAAGAAGAAAGCCGATAATAAGAAGCCTGCTGAAATTAACAAGGACACACTAGGAAAGTTTTTAGAGAGTCAAGGTGATATGAATAAGAACAGGAGAATGAAGAAGGATAACAGCACACAAGATGAGAGTATTACCTTCATAGATAGCAACAACACTGAACCTGAAGACAAAGATATTGTCCCTCTAAATGATGATGAGGATGAGTAATGGTAATAATTAAATACGAATAATATGTTGTTGAATATACAAATTAACAATTAAGGGGTTTTGGGGTTTTGGGGTTTTGGGGTTTTGGGG